AGTTCTAATACCTTTTTAGGGGACATACTAGCTGATAACTTTACCGGTTTGTTTGAGTTTGATGGCGACAGTAATGACTTCACTATCCAAGTAGACCCTACTAATACTTACGGAGCTGATGGTAGTAATCTAAATATAGACGCTACAGGAGACAGCAATGACTTTACTTTAAATGTAGGTACAGCAGCGCTTACTGGTAACTTAGATTTAGATTGGATTATTAATGGTTCTAGTAATACATTCGATTTTGATATTAATTATGATGGCGCTACATCTTATGTAGACGTAGATGGTGATTCTAACAATGTTACATTTGATGGTTCAGGTTATGCAGGCGGGTATTTTTATCTTGACCAAACAGGCAACAGCAGAAATTTCACTATAAAACAACTGAGTACCCAAGACAATGACTGGCTTAAAATTATATCTAATGGTAATAATGGCACTGTTTGCGTTATCCAAAACGACCAAGGTACAAGCACAAGCTGCTAATATTGGCGGTATATCAGAACTAAAAGGAGACGCTAGCGTATTAAGGGACCAACCTTACGGTGCTGAGTTAGACTTCGACATTCAACAAATGGATGATGTTCGTACAACTAACGGACGTGTAGGCATTACCTTTCTGGACGACTCTATTGTCCGACTAACAGAACATTCAAAACTTGTAATTACTGAGTATGTATACGACCCTGACCCATCTAAAGGTAAGATGGCTTTGCGTTTTGCTAACGGCACAGCACGTTTTGTTAGTAGTAAGCTAGGAAAAATAGATAAAAAGAACATCTCGTTGTCCACACCTACAGCAGATATAGCAATTAGGGGTACAGATTTTACTTGTACAGTAGATGAGCTAGGCCGATCACTTATTATACTATTGCCAGATGCTAACGGAGTATCTAGTGGTGAGATACTTGTTACTACTGCAATGGGTACAGTAACACTAAACAAACCTTATGAAGCTACAACTGTAAATGTATTTGAGTCTACGCCAAGTAAACCTGTTATTTTAGATCTTACGCTAGAGATTATTGATAACATGCTTATTGTTAACCCGCCTAAAGAAGATCCTTTGTATGCGGAAGAACAAGGTATTAGTAACAGCGGTGCAATATTAGATATAGACTATTTAGAGTTTGAAGACTTAGAGTTTGATTACTTAGCAGAAGATTCGCTTGAGTTTAGCGAGCTCGACATAAACTATTTAGATGTAAACTTCTTTGAGGACTTACTTGCAGTTATACAAGAGTTAGATACCTTAGGAGATCAGGCATTGGCTACTGGTTCTTTAGTTCAAGGCACACGGTTCGGGCAAGATTTAACTACCCAGATAACAACCTTTACGCAAGACGATACACTTATATTGGAAAGAGCTGTTACACAAAGCACTAAGTTAAGTTTAAATATATCGCAAGGTTATACTATAATATTATTACAGGATGGTAAAACACAACAAGTGTTAGTAAACGGTGGGGGAGACTCTACTATAAAGATTACACAAGGATCAGGATGAAGAAATGGATTTCGTTTATAAGTATAGGAGCTCTTTGCTTACCTTTATTATTTAACTGGCAGGCACTTGAGGTACTAAAACTAAAAACATTTGACGCACTCGTACAAACACCAGATCCATCTGGCTGGTTTGTAACGTTAGATATAACAGAAGAAGATGTAGCGCTTGCGGGCGGTTGGCCTTATCCGCGACAAGACCTTGCACGAATACAATTAGATTTATTAGAAGCGGGAGCTTTAGGTGTGGGTTGGGTTGTTGCTTTTCCACAAGCAGATAGGTTTGGCGGCGACCAAACGTTTGCTGATGCACTTGCACAAGGACCTAGTGTAATTGCTACGTTTGAAGGAGGCAGTTCTTATGCACCAACTACAGGCACAGTTATATTAGGAGATGGAGAACCTATACAAGGTATTGAATCTCAAGGTGTAATTGGAAATGTGTCCGTGCTAACAGATTCGGCTTACCAGGGGCTGGCAGTTGCACGTACTGATGTAGATAATTTGGTCAGGCGTTTACCTTTATTGCTTCAGACTCCAGATGGCTGGACTCCTTCTTTTGGTGTACAAGTTATTAAAATGATTAGTGGCGCAGATACGTACATTATTAAAGGGCAGCAAGGACAAATAGAAGAACTTACTATACCTAACTACGCAGAAATACCAGTAGACAGTATCGGCCGTAGATGGGTATCTTGGATTGACACCCCGAGCACTAGCCTGGAAGAGATGAATGTACGGGATAAGTTTGTGTTTGTAGGTGTAAGCGCAAAAGGTGTTATGCCTCAAATAGCTACGCCAGTTGGCTTGTTGTACCCCCACCATATACAAGCCGCGTTAGCTGAGAGCATGACGGTAGACGTGCCAGCAATACCAGGCACTGCGTTACTATATGAATTACTTATATTAGTAACTGTACTATTATTAGCTGTACTTATAATACGTACGCTAGGGCTCGTCGGAACTCTTGTAGGGATCGTGGGCCTTGGTACTTTGACCACGGTCGGTGGTTGGTATCTTATAACATCAAACATACTTATTGATGTAAGTTATAGTATATTATCAATGATACTTATATCTGTACAAGAATTCTACTTACGGTTTAACGAACAATTTAAACTAAGACAACTAATAAAGAAACAGTTCGAGCATTACTTAGATCCACGCCAGGTTGCACGCTTACAAAATAATCCTGAGCTACTAAAGCTAGGAGGAGAAAAGCGTAGGTGTACATTTTTATTTACAGACGTTAGAGGGTTTACAAATTTATCTGAGAAACTAGAACCAGAAGAAGTTACTAGTATTATGAATAAAGTTCTTACCGTACAAGTACAATGTGTCCAGGCACATGGCGGTATGGTAGATAAGTTTATAGGCGACGCATGTATGGCCATCTTTAATGCTCCCCTGGATTTAGATGAACATGAAAAACGTGCTGTCGCCTGTGCTCAGGATATGCGTACGGCTATTCGCATGCTGCAAAAAGAACTGACCGAACCAATTGCAATAGGCATTGGTGTAAATACAGGTGAAGCGGTAGTGGGTAATATGGGAAGTGACACAAGGTTTGATTATTCGGCAATAGGAGATGCTGTGAACACAGCTGCACGATTAGAGTCTGCTACAAAGGAAGCAGGAGTTGATTTATTGATCGGAGAGTCAACGCGTAAAAAAGTGCCAGAAGCTACGTTCTGTAAAAAAATGTATGTGAAGGGAAAGAAGAATGCGTTAAAGGTGTATACTATTTAAATGGCTAGAGATTACAAAGCAGAGTATGCAAAGTACCAAGGTACACCTGAACAAAAGAAAAGACGTGCTATGAGGAATAAAGCAAGACGTCATTGTATAAAAAAAGGTTTGGTAAAAAAAGGAGATGGAAAAGATGTACATCACCGTAATGGAAATCCTATGGATTGCAATCCGAAAAACTTACAAGCTAAAAAAGCGAGTTCGAATAGATCTTTTGCACGTACAAAAAGTGCTAGAAAAAAGAACAAGACAGGGTAATGTTAGAAAAATATTTAGAAAACTACCTTAAACGTAAATCTGAACGATTATTTAGAAAAGGGCAAAAAATGGCCTCACCAGAGCTCGCACACGGCGTTTTCTTTAGGGTAGTAAGGCCTAAGCTTCAGTTTAAACAACATTTTAATAGCTTTTATCATAGATTCTTCTGAGAGGTTTTGTCTTTTTTACAAGTTTCAACTAGTTTATTTAAGTACCATTGAGCTTTTTCAAGGTCTTGGGTACCATTTTTGTATTCATAACGCCACATATACTTTAAAACATTACCTTTTAAGTAACCTTTAAAAGCGTCAGGCGTCATACTTTCTTCTATTGCTACGATGCACTCTACGTTTCCCGTATTATAGTGTGGGGGCGAGTTAACCATGTCAGTCATTTTTATCTCCTATACAAAATTTAGTTAATACCTCTATATAAGTTTTAAAAGGTATTGAGTTTTTATTAAATTCTTTAAGCGTTATATGTTCAATTGTAAAATCTTCAGTAACGTACACAAGATCTCCAGATGCAAAAACAGCGTACGTAAATATATTATGTTCTGCTTGTTTAGATAACCATATTCTTTGTTGAGCTGATAAATTTATTTTAATTTTTGATGTGGGTTTGGAAGGGAGCGTATCTTTGTATTTATATTCGATAAAACAGTGATTAGTTCTACCAGAGTAAAAAGTATCTGCAACACCGCCATGATAGGGGTCATTGATTTTCCAACGGTAAATCTCC